GAAGGTATTCGTGATATGATTTATGGTCTTCCTGAAAATCGTATATTTCAAAAAAGAAATGCCGAAAATTTAGGAAAAGAAAATTTAAAAGATAAAATTGAAGAACAACAACTCAAACGAGCAAGCGAACCTCTACGAGAAGAATGTTTTATTGCGGATGATGAAAAAACTGAGGAAGAAAGTCCCATTCATCAACAATTACTTCAACATTATATGAATTTTCAAAGTCCTTATCGTGGTGTTTTATTATACCATAGTCTTGGTTCTGGTAAAACTGCTTCAAGTATTGGTATTTTAGAAGCAATGAAAACGACAGGAAAAGTCTATATATTCACTCCTGCTGCTTTGGAAGTCAACTATCGTTTTGAAATCAATAAACACGCAATCCGTATATTTGGTCAACCATATCGTTGGACTTTCAAAACACTTTCTGAAATCACTCAAGAAGAAACCTCCCGAGCAATTGGTATAAAATCACAAGTTGAAATTATTGAAAATCTGGAAACTATGACAGGAATACCTACACATATTATCGAAGAACATAAAGGTATTTTCATTCAAGAAACTGGCGAAAAAGGAAAATCCGTAAAAGAAATGAGAGAAACTGACCCTGAATCCGTGAAACTTCTTGAAAAACAATTAATTCAAACATTACTTCGACAAGTATCCTTTATTCATTATAATGGTGTAAAACCTGAGAAATTGGAAGCAATGAATTTTGAAAAAGCAACCGTTGTCATTGATGAAGTTCATAATTTAATCAGTATGATACGAAATCGTGGTGTTCTACGAGATATTCTCTTGAAGAAATTGATGAATTATAATACTCGTATTATTGCTTTAAGTGGTACTCCAATTATCAATCATCCATTTGAAGTTGCTATTTTATTAAGAATTCTTCGAGGAACCATTGTAATATATCGTTTTCCAATTCAAGGAAGTTCAGAGAAACGAGATGAAACTATTGAAAAAGAGGCTCTTCAAAATCCATGGGTTCGTTGGGCAGGAGTTGACCGTTCTAAAGGTTCTCGTGTTTTAATGATTGAACCAAATCCTATCGGGTTTCTTTCTTGGTTTTCTGATAAAGGAAATAAAGACAAAGACAATGATGAAGATGAACTTGATAGATATTTAGGTGTCTATTATAATAATGATTATCAAGCAATCAATGATGAAATGCTTGAAAGATTTGAAAAAGAAATGAAAACAGAATTTGATATTGTTCTTGGAAAACCTCAAAAAGATACAAAGAGTTTTGAATGGTTACCTTCTGTAGAAAAAGATTTTGTAGAACATTATTTAAAAAAGACTGCTGATGGTTTAATGTACAATCTTTTTAATCGTGAAACTCTTGCGAGACGATTTTTAGGTATGATTTCTTATTATCAAACTCCCGCATCAGGAAATGCCTATCCTAAAGCAAATGATGAAGAAGTTTTAAAAATTCCAATGTCTGAGACACAATTTGGAATGTATTTGAATGATAGACGAGATGAAATTCGTCGTGAAATACAATATAAAAAACGAACAAGTAAAAATCCTCTTGAAAATCCTCCAAGTGAATACAAGACAAAAACTCGTCATACTTGTAATGCTATTTTCCCTCTTGATATAGTTCGTCCTGGTTCTAATCGTGCTGAATTGCGTCGTAGACAGAAAGAACCTCGTGAGATACAAAAAGAGATACAGGCAGAAATCAATGTATTAATGACAAAATTGAGAACTAAAGAAGAATATAAGATGTTATATGTTCGTGAAAGTCGGGGAGGTTTCCTAAAAGAGTATTGTCCCAAGATGGAAGAACTTTTGAAGAGAATGGATGGTGGAGACCCTCAAAAAGCAAAAATGAGTTTGATTTATAGTCAATTTGAACAATTGGAAGGTCTTGAATTAATTCGTTTAATTTTGGATATGAATGGTTATTATCCTCTTGAAATTGTTCGTCGAGAAGGTCAATTACGATTAAAAATGCCTGTTCCTGGAGAAGTTGATATGGATGAATATCGTCTTGCTCCTAAATATATTTTATTTACGGGTGTAATTGACCGTGATATTCGTGAAGCAAATATTTTGATGTATCGTGGTGATTTTGGTAGATTGAATGAAGGTCTTCAAGAAGATATTAAAGCAATTTACGGTGAAAGTGAAGATGAAGGAGGATATGAAAGTAAAAATAGACATGGTGAGATAGTAAGAGTATTATTGATTACTGCTGCTGGTGCTGAAGGATTGAATTTACAGAATGTCCGTCAAGTTCATATTTTTGAACCATATTGGAATCGTGTAAGATTAGAACAAGTCTATGGTAGAGCAATTCGTTATTGTTCTCATGCATTTTTACCTCAAGAAGAACGGGAGGTTTCAAGATATTTGTATGTATCATCAATGACGGATTCTCAGAAGGAGATGATGTTTAAAGAAGAGATATTCCGTAGTGATGTGATAGTTGACCCCCGAGATGTGAAAGGATTAGGTATATTATCGACAACGGATGAGATGATATTGGATTTAGCAAGACGAAAAGATGCGATTAGTCGTCAATTTGTAAAGTTGATGAAAGAGGTATCCTTTGATTGTGCAATTCATCAAGGAATTGGTGTTGGTACATCTCAAGTGTGTTATAGTATTCCTAAGACGATGAATATTCCAGAACGATTGATGTTGGATGATGAGAATGTATATTTCCGTCAAAAGCGATATATCGTTCCTCCTGATTGGAAGATGGATTTTGATGAAGCAACAGATGGTAAGATGGATATTCAAGAGATTGTATGGTCTCCTCAAGTCATTCGTCTTCCTGAAAAAGGAAAAGACACGGAGATACCAAGAAAGTATATATTACGTCAAGATACAGGAGAGTTATATGATTATAATTTAGGAAAAGGATTTATATTTGAAAAGATTGGTAGGATTGAGAGAGAAGAAGATGGAGACTATGTGGCTGTATTAGAAGATGATATTCCAGAAATCACTGGAGAGAAAATACCAGAAATAATTAGAGAAGAAATTCGTGAAGAACTTCCTGAGGAAATATCTTCAGGTGCTGCTGCGGCTGCGACAACATCCATCTAAAGGATGCTAACGTATATCTCTATTTAGGGACTTTTCAATGGGTTCATTGAAGTTCCATCTAAAGGATACTCACGTATATCTATATTTAGGGACTTTTCAACGAGTTCATTGAAGTTCCATGGAAAGGATGCTAACGTATATCTCTATTTAAAGACCTTTCAATAAATTGAACAGATAATCAATCAAGAATTACTTGTTACTATACCATACATATCATTCATAATTCAACTTGAATTTACTTCAATATTATGGATGCTACGGATGATAAGGATGCTACTTCGGAAAAGAAACCACTTTCAACATTCACATATCCTCCTGAACCAAAATCATTCTCTGAAATTTATGAAGATTACCGAAAGAAATTAAATATCTGTTTTATTATTGGAGATATTCGATATATTTGCTCAGAACCTATTTATTGTATTGAAATTGATAAACAACCTTTTGGTGCTTTCTCTTCCAGTAAAATTCTTTCACAATTGGAAAATATTATGATACGAGGATGGGAAAGTATCTCTCGAATTCCACCTCCAGAATATTTTGATTGGAATATCGAAATGTCTAAATTAAAAACATCCTTTCTATTTGGAAGAGAAACACATTTCTTTATACAAATGGAATATCCTTTTGATGGAAAAAACACGAAAGATATCCCATTTTATAGAAATGATATCAAACTACCAAAACATATACAAGACTACGCTTATGAACTAGGAAAGTTTTATGCTGCAATTCATTCTATTCGTGTTTGTCCTTATCCTAAATTCATATCTCATCCTCCTGGTATGTCTTCATTTGAATTGAAAGGTTGATTATAGAAATAATATATTTCATACAATCAATTGTTCATTGTCTTGAACACAAGAATGATAAGAATTCGCTTCAAATCTCCTGAAAGTATGGGATTTCCTGAATATATGGATACTTCTGAACATCATACTCTTCAAGAAATTCTATCCACTCTCTATCGTATTACATCAGTTCATCCTCTTGAATATACAATTTTCTATAATCAAACACAATTACATGATATGAAAATGACTTTGAAAGACTATGATATTCAAGATGAATCTCTTTTGGTTATTGAATGGTCTCTCTAATTTTACGAATTTTACAAATATCATAATTTACATTTCTGGAAAAATCTTATTTTTTTACAAATGATAAATCGTTTAAAAACTTCTAAGAAGAAGATTTGAATTCATAGATTAAAAATTCAAGAATGGGAAATCAGACAAGTTCTACCTCTTCAAACTCTCTAAATTCTTCCAAAGATGATTTCTCCAATTTTTTGGAAACCTCCCCAGAATTAACTTCCAATTCTATCAATCTTCATATTCAAGAAATTCTTGAAAAAACATCTCTTCTTATCAAACCAATGATACATACTTATGGAAAATCCAATCTTCAAATTTATCAAACCATTCCAACACATCGTCTCACAGCAATTCCTGGAAAAGATGGTAAAACTGGTGGAGATGTGGAATGGTCTATATTCGAAAAAGATATGATTGAACATCTCAATATTCAATTACGATATATTGTATTTGTTATCAAAGATGATGAATTATTGATTTATGGAAAAGATGATTTTTCAGGAATGATTACAATGACATATCGAGGAAAACTTGTGAAAGAAGAAACAGAGAAAATCAAAGCATGTACTCATTTACTTGGTTTTGAATATATGAGACAATATCAAAAGATTTATTCTTCAGGATTGGATTTTGAAATGAGTACAGAATGCTTCATGAAACCCAATGGAGAATGGACAATGGTTAGTCGTCCTAGTCCTCATTCTATGATGAATGGATGGACTGGAATTCTACAAGAATGGAAAGGAATTTTGTAGAAAATATCAATTCATTGATGAATTCATTGATGTATTAAAAGTTGTTTCATTGTTTGAATTTCTGTTTCTTGAGTTTTCAGAATCTCTTTCGCCAATTCCTTTGTTTTTCGATTGATTTGATTTTGATTTTGATTTTGATTTTGATTTTGATTTTGTGTTTCTTTTTCAAGTAAGGATGTGGATGTTAAAATTGCCATAGAATGATGGGGTATCATTTCTCTTAAATATTGGTGATTTGATATAAACCATTGATATTTATAAGCAATGATTGATACTATCAAGATTCCAATTGTTAAAATCCATCCAATCAAAGGCATTGGATGCATTAATGTTTCTAATAAAACCATACATGATGACATAAATATACCCAAATATATCTGAGAAAGTGTTCCAAATTCAAGATGATTGAATGAATATACCATTACTGGAGGCATACATACTAAATGAATGAATAACATTCCAAAAAACATTATTAAATGTGGAATTGGAAATCTCATGGATATCATTCTATAATTTGATTATAGTATGATTTCTATTCTATAAATATGTATTTCTTTATAATTCATTCATTGAAATTGATTGATTGAAATCTAAGAATATCTTCTGGGAGGTTTCAAGAAAATCACATTTTGGGACTTTCAAAGATTTTGAACAGATGATTTGCAGAAAGTTCCATCTTTTCAGGAATTCAAATTCAAATTGGAATTAGAATTTCATTTTGAAAGATTGGATTGAATAGAATTGAATTAGATATTTTCAGGTCGAATATCAGGAGTACTATCCACAATTCGTTGTTTAATATTCATAAATACAGTGGATTGTTGAGAGACATTCACAAGAGAACCTGATGATAAAGCAAGAGCAGATGTGAAACTACTAGATGTTTCACCATCAAATAATTGTCTTATGATACGACCTCCTGATTGAGTTCTTGGGTTCAATGTTGGAAGAGGAATGAGAAGTTCTTGATAATATCCATAATTAGAACCACTACTATCCAATATAGGGTCAAATTGGACATCTCCTGAACCAGGTCGTAATATCCCGTGAACAAGATGTCCTGAAGGTCTATTTAAGAAATTCAAGAGTTGAATTTGAGTTCCTGTTGGACTTGCGGATGTAAGTTGAATATTATTCAAACGAACTCTTTCTCCTATATTCAAATTTTCACGATGGAATGGTTGTGTCAATGTCACTCTTAAAAATAAGGGATTTCCTGATTGGTCATTCATAATACACGGAGGAGATGTACTGATTTGTGAAACATCAAAGGCATCAGGTTCTACAGAAAGAGGTTCTCCTTCAGGATTACAAATTGTGATTTTGAAAGAACGAATATCACTCATAGGTGTAGGGAAAAATACTTTGGTTGCTTGACCGTGTGCTGGTTTCATCAAGAAATATCCTCGAGCATCATTGACAGGAATGGTAGGAGTTGTTGATTTTGTGGAAGCAGGATCAGCAGGTGTAATGCTGTTAATTCCATATGCTTCTTTAAAGACAAATGCTCCAAAGGATTGCCGAATAGAAGGTGTGGTAGAGAAAGTATCACCAATGAGAGGGTCAACACGAACGATAATGTAGGGATATTGTAAGGCATTCATAGTGAGAGTTGTGAGAGAACTTCCAAAAGAGCAATCGACGGAACCTCCCGAACGTCTACCATCAATTTGTATGAATGTTTCAAGTCGTTCATTTGGTAAAACAATTCCTGTAATTTCAATTTCTTGAATATTTTTGAATTGACTTGTAATGGTTGCGGAACCCATACGCCGAACATCTGTTGCCCCTCGTGGATATAAGAAATTCCCACTCAAATTTTGCATAAATGCTTCATTGATAATGGTTTCTCCTCCAAATTTCACAGTGAAATCATAACGAGTTTGGTCAGAACGTGTCCAATCTCTATCAGCACTACGGAAAATGAGAGAAGAATTTTGGAAAAGATATTCTGAATCAGGTCGTAATCGTTGAACTGCTAATTGTGAATCGGTTGCTCCAGGTGGAACAGTGAGATTTGGAATGGAAGGTTGAGATTGACGAAGGTCAGCAAAAGCATTATTAGGATTGGGAGGAGTAATGGATAATGATTGTAATGAAGATTGAGATTGTATTCTTAAATCTTCTACAGGAACAGGAGCAGGTATTGGCATAGGAACAGGAGTAGATAATGGTAATGGTAAAAGAGGATTTGTATTGGTAGTTCCTCCTAAAAAGGTTCTATCTTGTTGTTCTCTTGCTCTGACTGTTTCATTGACAATTCTCTGGAAATCATCATCTGTCATCATTCCTTGTTGTTCAGCAATAGTTTGTCGTGTAGTTGCGACTTGTCCTTGTCCTGATTGTAAAACTTGTTGAATTCGTTGAATAGAGCGTAATGTAGCAATTCTCTGAAGTTCTCGTGGGTCTCCTCCCGCATTTCCTGTAGAATAAGCAGCAGATAGATTTTCATCAACAATTCGTCGTGTTTGAGCAGATTGTTGTGGTGTTAAACTAAGAGGTAAAATCCGTTGATTTTGTAAATATCTCACGACAGCAGCGTGAATGACAGAACCAACTCTTTGTGTATCCATTGAATTATCAATTATAGATATATTGTATGTATCTATAATAAACCTATCTAATTGAATGATACTAAAATGATATTCTCTAAAATATCTCACACATACGGGATAAAATAAAACTAAATTAAAACTAAAACTAAATTAAAATTGGAATGATATTTATGCTTTATATTTTTTATTAGATTCTGGAAGGTCAATATTTTTCATTAAGAGAGTGTCCCGTAATTTGACAATATCTCCATCAGTTCCAATGGTATCTAATGCTTTTCGTATATTTCCGTGATCTGCCATTTGTGATAAAAATACGATACAATATGTTCCACATTCTACGCCGCCAAATTGATGTTGTTCATCATTATAAATGAGAGACATAGAATTCTCTGGAAAGAGAGTATCATATTGTTGTTTAAGTTTAATCATTAAATCCATAACTTCTGCTTCAGGAAAGAACCCATAACTATCAAAATAGACACATCGTCCAGAAGGGATACATCCAAAAAGACAAATCCAATGTCCTCCTGGGTCGGTGTGTTTATGAGTATTAAAGACGATACCAAAAGTTCGTTTTCCCATTTTGAGTATTTCTTTCAAGGACATTTTACATAATTCTGATACGACACATTTCCCGACATCATCTTTTAAATCAAAATCGATGGGAGTTGGACCGATAAACAAGAATTCAGGATTGCGGTCTTCAATGGATTCCATCGCAATTTGAACCTCCCGAGTAGACCAAGGTTTTCCTGTCAGAAGACCATTATGAGGAGCAATAGGAAGTAATTCAGTGTCATGAATATCTTTTAAGGAAGGTTCTAATTTAGAAGCAGCCTGAACAACACAAGATTCTTTTTCAATAGGTCCTTTGACATCTTTACAGGTATCATAAAATGTTTCCCAGAGATTTTCTATTAATTCCTCCCGAGTTTTGATAGTCTTACCCTTACCCCTATTAGTCGGTGTTTTCCCTTTAGATGGTTTTTGCCGAGAACCAATTGTAAATCCTGATTTTAGAACTGCTTGTTGAATTCTTCTTAAAGAGGCATTGGATAAACAAGAAGAATGATGTCTTGAACCATCACGACACGTAGCATTTGATGTTGATGACGATTTCATTTGATTACCTTCTCCATTCTGTTCTTGTTCTTGGAACATTTCTTCTATTGAATTTACAATAATTATAATGACAAATAATGACAAATAATGACAAATAATAACAAATAATCATAAATATCTATAATTAAGAAGAAACCTAAAAGGA